CGAAGCTTTAAGTGGTTATCTCCATTTATTTGAACCTAGTAACACAACTTTTGTAAAACATTTTAAAGCGGTTATTAGTAATAATAACGAAGATAGTCACGCGCAAGTTAATTATAGTAGTGGATACTTTAATACAACAGCCGCAATCACAGGGTTAGATTTTAAAATGAGTTCAGGAAATATAGATTCAGGAGTTATAAAATTATATGGCGTTAGTTAAATACAATAATAATTCTTTAAGCAATGTTACAGCAGCTGCTGGTCTTGGTTCTAGTGGAAGTATGAATTTACTTACAACTAATACTATATCATCAGGAGTATCAACATCTTCTTTTACTTCTAGTATTGATAGCACGTATGATACTTATTTATTTAAATTTATTAATATACACCCAGCAGAAGCAGAGCATTTTACATTTCAAGGTAGTACAGATAGTGGTAGTAGTTATGGAGTAACTTTAACTTCAACTTATTTTCACGCTACACACAATGAGGCTGGCACTTCAACCGCTTTATCATACGTAACTGGAAAAGATTTAGCACAATCTACTTCATATTTAAGAGTTTCAGATAGCACAAGTACAGACGCAGATGAAAGTACATCAGGAGAATTATATTTATTTAATCCTAGCTCTACAACTTTTATAAAACATTTTATGTCAAGATCATCAGTAGCTGCTACCGGAGGAAAAGATGGTTTTGTAGCAGGATATTTTAATACAACTAGTGCAATAGATGCTATTCAATTTAAAATGTCTAGTGGAAACATAGATAGTGGTGTAATTAAAATGTACGGATTGAGTAAATCATAATGAGTATAGTTAAATTAAATAATAATGGTGTAAAGAACGCAACTGAATTTGGTAGCATAACAGGATTAGGTAATTTAATATTAATTAAAACACAAACTGCTAGTAGCTCTGCAACCATATCTTTTGTTGATGGAACTAGCGATGTTGTTCTTGATGATACATACAAAGAATACTTATTTACTTTTAATAACATCCATCCAGCTACTGATAACTCAAATTTTACTTTTCAAGGAAATGCTGCTGGAGGAGCTGATTATAATGAAACTATAACTTCAACTGATTTTCAAGCATATCATAAAGAAGATGGCACAGGAGGTGGAGCTGCATATAGTGGTGGTAACGATCAAGCACAAGGAACAGGTTTTCAAGTTTTAGCTCAAGGTGTAGGAAATGATAACGATCAAAATGCTAGTGGTTATTTACATCTATTTAATCCTAGCTCTACAACTTTTGTAACGCATTTTATAAGTCATTTTCAATTAAATCACCATCAAGATTATGGACAAAATGAATTTGTTGGTGGTTATTTTAACACTACTTCAGCTATAGATGAAATTCAATTTAAAATGAGTTCTGGAAATATAGATTCTGGGACTATTAGTCTTTATGGAGTAAAATAAGGTTTTACAACTAAAGGAAATAGTATATAAACAAACAACAAGGAGAACAAATATGCCTAGATACAAAATGGTTAACGGTGAGCGAATTCAATTTACAGCCGCAGAAGAGAGCGCACGTGATACTGAAGAAGCTGCTTGGGCAGATGCTGCCCCTGCTAGAGCTTTAGCTAATCTTAGAGTTAAAAGAAATAGACTTTTAACAGAGTCTGATTGGGAAATAGTGTCAGTTTTAGAAAAAGGTAATGCTATTTCAACTGATATGAAAAATTACAGACAAGCGCTTCGCGATCTTCCTGATGGTAAAGACACTGTTGATAAATGTAATAACGCTACATGGCCGACTAAACCGTAGGGCATAGGAAACTACTATGCTGCAAAAAGTTAAATTTGCTCCTGGATTTAATAAACAAGTCACAGCAACTGGAGGCGAAAGCCAATGGGTTGCAGGTGATAATGTTAGATTCAGATATGGCACACCAGAAAAAATAGGCGGTTGGTCTCAATTAGGTTCAGTAGACATAACAGGTCGTAACACCGCTATTCATCATTTTGTAAATACGTCAGGTATTAAGTATGCAGCGCTCGGAACTAATAGGGTTTTGTATGCTTATTCAGGTGGTATTTTTTATGACATACACCCTCTTAAATCTACAACAACATTAACAAGTGCATTTTCTACAACTAATGGATCTGCAGTTGTAACAATAACTTTTGCATCAGCACATAATATAAATCAATACGATATTATTTTATTAGATAATTTTACATCTATAACAAACTCTGGTTTTACATCAGCTAATTTTGATGATAA